GGCTTTGACGTTATTCCTATTTTGACTGTTGTTTGATTCAGTTTAAGGACGTAGAAATATCCATCACAATCTAAATTACAACCCCAAAGTGTTCTATAATTCACCTTGGTAGATTTCTTTCTGTTTATTTCTTCTTTTTCTTTAGGGGACTTTTCATCCAACGATCTAAGCCACTTTTCCTGGCGCAATGACCAGCGGTTAAAACCTTCTTCCGGACCATATTTAGAAATGCATTTTTCTAGACTAAATGTTGATTGTCTTTCAGATAGCTTTTGGTCTGAATTTTTTTCTGAAAATCCTCTAGAAATGTAATATTCGACAGTGGTACTATAATTATTGTTTTCTTTTTGTGTTTTAGAGGACCTCTCCCTCAATTCTCTTATACTCTCATCGCCATTGTAGTTTATAAATTTCCTACTAAATGGTGAAAATTTACCATTATGATTAAACCCAGGATTATTATTCCCAGAAATATTATCTTTTAATTTATTGATCAAGTCCTTACATTTAATATCACCATAAAATTTTTTATAATCTATGGTTGTAATTCCATGTACTCTTTGCGGGTGTTGACTTAAATCGCTAGAGCGATACCCACAATATCCACAAATAACATATGAATCTGGGTTGGAACTATCTGGATATCTTTCGCGGCTGTCAGTTATGACTTTTGATGTTAGAAATTCCTGATTACATCTGGCAGAACAGTATTTTGCAGTCTTGTAACCTTCAAATTTTATCTTGCAATTTTTGCATATTATGGAATTCTTCTGCCGTAACATGTAAAACCTCTCCAGTTTTCTTATTCCTTATATTTAGTAATGTTGATTTGCTGACACATTTACCAGCCTGTCGATGTTCCATTAGAATAACTCGGCGATTCTCATGTAGAATCTTGATCTTGTTCTTCTGACAGTCGTATAGCTTGAAGGTGATCAGACCCTTATCCAATGAGACAATCTTACAGTAATTGTCGATGAAGTAAATCGGGTCATCTTGGCATTTCTTGTATTCCTGGATCTGATCTATCGTGTAGGGGATCTGGACCCCTAGAGATTTCAGGAATGGATTGCCGTTGTATGTTAAGCTCATGACCAAATATCAGTGATAATCTCACCAGTCTCAGGGTCACCTTCGGAAACGTGAGTACCAAACAATTCCGTACCATCAATATTCTTGACCAACGTATCGGTCCTAGTGATGATGTTAGCGTTGCCAGTTCCACCGTAGAGGTTGATCTTTGCGGTAAAATCGAGCGTGTGAGTAACCAAACGTTTCCCCTGGAATTCACCCTCAAAATCATCACTGGCTGAAACTGAATTGAGGTTGAACGGCACGTCCTGTGTCAGGTTCATCGACGGGATAGCTTGGATAGTCGCTGTATATTCTGGCATGAACAGTGGCAATAGCTGTTCAAGAACATCCAGACCGTCCTCAGTCCCCTTAGTCAATAAGTATAGACTAATGGATAGGTTGTATGGGACCGGCATGAAAACACCAGCTGCTGTACCATCAGTGTTATGGCAGACTATTTTCTGGTTCCTATTAGGTGCACGCTGTGTATCGTATGTGTAGCTGGTAATCTCGAAGGAGAATATCGGCAATGTCAACAACGTCTGATTATCCAGATTAGGATCCTGTCGAAGTCTGACAAAGACCTTTTCCTTTGGACCATATGTGATAGGCACATTGATAGTCTGCCCAAGGGTCCCGTTCGTATTCATCCGGTTGATTTTCACGTTCGAGAACAGAGCCCCGAATGCTAGGATCGTACTTCTGATGATTGAATGCTTGCTTACTGTCTCGAACATTAGATATCCCCGAATGGGTTGTTTTTATCGAGAACAAGTGTACTAGCACGGTTCTTGAACTTGGTGTTATCAGCCACGCGCTTAGTCGTATCTGGATTAGGGCGGACAGCGACGTCCTGAGTATTGAGGGTATTGAAGTCGTCCACGCAATCAACACCAGTATCAATCTTCTCGCTGCTGTAACGGAACAATTCAACGTTACACTTGTAGGAATAGTATTGACCGAGCTGGTAGAATGGAGCCTGATGGTCCACGTAGTTTATCTCGAACAATCCTTTGTTCATTGGGAGATAAATCAGATCACCTTCACCCGGTCGGTTAGGAAGGATAGTCTCCCCGAACCTTGCAACAGCTGCCGCCCATCCTCGCTTCGAGATTACAAACACGCCACCAGAATCGATCTGCAAACCAAACTTTGAAGCGAATGAACCCTGCCCAGTGAATCCGTCGGCGTTCTCGATGTAGATATCAATTGGGTATGCTTCCTTGAACTCTGATAGGCGATCCTCACCGAGAACCAAATCCTCTGCAATCAAAGTCCTAGGAATGTATCTTGCTGGAACGCTATGAATTTGGATAGCTTCGTCGTGTAGCTTCTCCAGAATTAAGTTCTGGTTCCCATATCCGACTGGATTGACTCTTAGGCTTGTCATTTGACCCCCGGATGGTTATGCAGCGCGTCTACACCATGATAATCTGCTATCTGATTCATTTTCATATTGATAAGCCCGACGTTCAGTCCCTTGACTTCCATCGCCTTCATGAAGTTGTTGAATGCTCTCGTATGAGCTGCTTTGTGACCGGTAGAAGCAAGGTATGGGTCGTGCGTGACATTCGGTTGTAACGATGCAGCCCGATACTTCTTAAACAACCGAATGTCCTCAGCCGAAACTCCCATTGATAGAAGTTCTGGATTGACCTTATCAGACTCGACAAGAAATTCTTTAAATGATTTCATCCCATTATGAAGCCGAGTGGGCTTTGGTTATTCTTGATGTCATTTTCAATATCGTCTACTTCACCCTTGGCTTCCTGATAGAGGTTGTTGCCATCGATGGTGACACCGCCTGGTAATTGAATCTGGTCATACTTCTTGTAAGCCATAGACCACTGGAGCTTGAACAATGCCACGACATAGTCTTTAAATGCTCGGTTGTTCCAGAACTTGATATTTATATCCGGGTCGAGTACAGCGTAGCAGTCGATCATTAGCCATGCACCAACCTGAACCCGAGCTTGCCAATTCATATCAAGGTACAATTTATCCGAATTCCTGTTGAACCTAAACTGACGCTGAACAGTCAGCATCTGGTCAATCAGTGCAATATGCCCCATGATCTGACTGTAATAGATCATGCTAGTAGACGTTAGGTCACGCAAATCGTTCATCCTGAGCTGATATTGCAGATCAAAGATATTCGGCGTCGCTGAAGCACTGTTGCTGAACGGCAGGACATTATTGATGCCCCAGATATTAGCTGGAATGGTGATATATTCGTTGTCGATATCCAGCTGGGTAACTTCATGTTTCAGGAAGAACCTATCGGCTCCATCGAAGTAATATTCCTGGAAGAATTCCAACGCATTATCAATCCGGAAGTCCATAGCCTCATCGGTGATATCCACCGTCACCAAAGGATGCCCGAGCATACTCAGTGCGAAGTCCTTTAAGTCTGCTCTTGAAGATATGGTCATAAGTTTATTTTACCTGATAGAAATAATGAGCTATAATACATATGTCTGCTTAAGAACGGTTCAATAGAGCTAACAACTTGTCTCTACCTGGTGAGAAATCGAACCCACCGTTGTATTTGATCGGAGCATTATAGCGGATATGTTCATTGTATCTCGTTGGTCCGCCGACCACTGTATAACTGTAGATATCACCCTCTTCAGGGACATCAAATGAGTCTACTGAAAGAAGCTCATTCCCGACCCTGTACTTTAACGTTGGCATTATGCGTATACAAAGTCAGCGTTCGCAAAGATCGATCCAGATGCAATCCCACGCCAGTCCACAGCACCGTTTAGACCAACTGTAAACGTTTGAGCTGTACTCACACCGATATTTGGGGTGAACGCAGTCGGAGTCGAGGCTGAATAATACTGCAGACCAGAATAAGTAACAGTCGGCGTCGCCCTCTTTTCAACACTGTACTGATATCCATTGAACCCATAGGTCCCACCAGGGATACCGGTGTAATTCGGTGGCAGGATACACTTTTCAAGGTATCTCTTACATTCATGAAGATCAAACGTATGGTCAAATCGCCCAGCCGTATCACCCTGCTCTAGTTGAACACCTGTCACATAGAAGTTATTCGATGTAGATGATAGAGCATTGACCTGACCAGTCGAGCTGTAATAGTTTCCGTTGAGCCAACTATCAGTCGCTCCTTGGAATGTTGCACCTGCTGCAAGGCAGAACCTCACAGACAGACCAAGTCCCGTTGACCAAGACCACGTTCCTGAAGTGATCAGCCCGTTTGTTACAACGACTGACTTCTTTTCCCAGGTATCAGCCACATCAACTTGATAGGTGGTGACGTATGACTTATCAGCATTTGAGTTGGCGAAACTGACGCCATAGGTTCCAGTGACTGTACTACGGACCCAGAATGAAACGACAAATGTCTTTCCGATTAGGTCACGGACACGGTATCCTTCGATGCCCTGTTGGTTCACGAAGAACTCACCTGAGCTGATAGTTCCATCAAGGGTGGTGACTTGCGTGCGGAGACTGTTCTGAAATTCGTTATCAGAAGGGACAGTCGCGCTTTGACTTACTGTCGCCGCGCCTGTAGACACATAGCTCGTGCACCACTTATCTAAAGAGTACTTCCCAGATATGATAGTTGGGAATGATGTACCGAGCTGAGCGATATCCATTGCACCATTGAGTAGACGGTTCTTCATACCAGGGTTAGAAAGCGCACCATCAATTTTCAGGTTCGTCTGAGCGCCTTGCCAATCTGTTGCACCAGTTCCGCCTCTGGAAATTGGAACGACTAGAGCTGCATTTAGCTTAGCAGTTGTGACGGACCCATCTGATGGTGTTGACCCGACTTGAGGCAGCTCTGCACCATAACGAACCGCGATATTGTTGGTACCTGGGGCTGGTGCAGTCAGGAACGTGATTGTCTTACCAGCGACCGTGAAGTTTTGTCCTGGAA